AATATTATAGCGGATGGCCGCCACGTGTGCGAACACGATTGAAAGTTCTATTGAGGGTTCTAGTATATATTGTCACTCTTTCACCGATTGAATGAGCAAGTTTGAGAGAGCCGAATCGGTGACACCCTTTGGTGACATCCTTCATATTACATAAATGCCCATATGCACGCATATGAACTAACATAACATTCAGAGCGTTCCAAACTTCTTCACATTCGCTCTCTATATAAACACAGTTACAATTAGGTTATGAGACACATATTTTCTGAATACACACAATATTCAGCTTTACTTAAACACTGTCCTCATATAGTAGTTCTTTCACAAACCCAGCCTTTGTAGATGTTAAAATAAACCCAGAACCTGTCGTTGCAATTGTTCAACATCTTTTCTGATCCTTGTCAAACAGTTCATAAACTTATTGTCTTCTTGAACCCAATTATTGTTGAACCCAGTTCCGCTGCGCGGCCAATTATTCATATATGGAATCTCAGTTAGCAAATCCTCCAAATGCGTTTAATTACATTGAGTCTCATAGAGACGAATATCAGCTGTCTCATGATCTAACTGACATTATCCTTCAATTTCCTTCCACGGCTGCTCAGTTAACTGCAAGGCTCAATCGTAGTTGTATGAAGATAGACCATTGCGTCATCGAATACAGGCAACAAGTCTCAATTAACGCAACAGGGTCGGTCATTGTAGAGATACATGACAAAAGAATGACGGACAATGAATCGTTACAAGCATCGTGGACGTTTCCCATAAGATGCAACATAGATCTCCATTATTTCTCGTCGTCATTCTTTTCGTTAAAAGACCCAATTCCATGGAAATTATACTACAGAGTGTCCGATACAAATGTACATCAACGAACACATTTTGCCAAATTCAAGGGCAAGTTGAAATTATCTACCGCTAAACACTCTGTAGATATACCCTTCCGGGCTCCCACGGTCAAGATTCATTCGAAACAGTTTTCGCACAAAGATGTCGACTTCTCGCATGTGGATTATGGACCGTGGGAAAGAAAAACCTTGAGCTCCACATCAATGTCCAGATTTGGGCTACCAGGCCCAATTGAATTAAAACCAGGTGAATCATGGGCCTCAAGGAGCACTATTGGGAGGACTCACACGGAGACGGAATCAGAAATACACCCATATAGAGAGCTCAATCGTCTAGGACCAAGCGTGCTAGACCCAGGTGATTCGGCGTCACAGGTCGGCTTACAGAGGGCCCAATCAAATATAACGATGTCCATGGCCCAATTAAACGACCTTGTTAGGACAACGGTCCAAGAGTGTATTAACAATAATTGTAATCCGTCACAACCCAAATCGTTGCAATAAATTGTTTTGTTTTGTATTTGGTTGTACATATGTTTCAATTAAACGCCATTTTATTAATAGTTAACCCACATAATCAAGGTCATAAGATACAAATGTGGATGCCTTAGAAATTGCATCCGACATCCAACAATAATAAACTAAAATGGCATTCTTGCTGATATTAGCATAAACACCGTTACATGAGTCATGTTCAAGATCCTTAAAATTGGACCAACAGTTATAACGCCTTGTAGATAACGGTGTCGATCCTTCCAGGTCTACCATTACACTATCTTTCTCCACTGACAATACACGCTTCAAAACATGTCGAACATAATAACGATCTTTTAAAGCGGGTGTAATGGCTAGGTTCCCATGGCTGTGGATTCTTGCACCAAATAGTTCATCGAATGTGTGCAAACATCCAGAAGAGCTTAAATGAGGCTTGCGATCCACAACTATAACAAGAGAGAACACACCTTCTATCTTGGAAGTTAGTCCATCCATGTTCACATCGGCATGAACACGCTCAATCTTAACGGTTCCTTTAAATGATAAACGCTTTAATTTAATATACGACCTGCTTCGGTTAGGAGATGTTTTACCAAGCACAGGAAAATTGATGAACGTTGATATTGCTGAATTATGAGACATCACAAATTCAGGGCCATATTGGTTTTCATGTATACGTTGTGACGACATTTTGGGCTCGTCACAGGACTTGTTTAATGGGCCATTGCGACGTTTACCATCATTGCGTCTAACAAAGGTTGCACGCTTTAAACCATTATTACGTGCAACAAATCGTCTTTGACTATATGAAGACCCACGCCTATACTTCGTAGGATACATCACTGTGTATACCTGTATAAATATCAAAATATTTATGTTGTTATGTCAAAGACGATTTATAATATTAAACTATCGTCCATTATATAGAAAGGACCGTTCAAAATAAGCGATAGTTTAACTCCACAGCGGGAATATAATTGGGCCACGTTCACCATATCGTACAATGTGTCAGAAACCTTATCGTTAGGAAGACCGTTCAAATTAGACATGTGCGCCCAATTATTTCAAATTTCAAATTAAAGGTTTCACACCGCGATAAGTGTTATCCAACGGTGTCCAACGCGCCACGTAAACGAGGAGAGAGACTACGCCAAAAGGGATTGGGGGTAGGTCCCAGCGCAAGGGGGGGGGGGGCGCGCGGCCATCCGGT